GTTTCTAGGTACTTGATGAGGTCTAGATAATCCTTAATGACCCTATTACCTGACTCAACATAACCGTACCCAGACACCTGTGTCTTGTAAGTTGATAGCTTCCTCAAGTAAAACACAAATTGATCATACCCAGTAGAAGGCAGCTTCAGATCATTCAGTAGTGTTATCATCTTGGCCTTCTCCATGGACAAATCTTTATTTTTCTCGAAAAGAAAGAAATTCTTGTCGTTAGAATAATACACACAACCCGGTGCATCAGATGTAGATATTGCAAGTGGTGTCAGCTCAAGTTCTATGCTACAAGGCTTACAAGTGATCTTATGTGGGTACAGTTTGACAGTTTCGTCCATAGATTTGGATAAAAAATCATATAATGAGTTAGCCTCCCCTAGCAAATGGTCAAACACGTTTTCCTGAACTTCCATGTTTTCATTAACCTTAAAATATTCTTCAACAGCAGTCAAGAAATTATCAGGCAAATCTGCACTCATGTCTTTGCCTTCAATCATGACCTCTATTAATGCACTAATCTCTTTCAAATTGTACTTACCTAAGGTAGTGTCATAACAACTACCGGATGATGTAACAAATAATCTCGTAAGTCTTCTAGTATTGGAAGTGTAGCACAGGCTGGCAACAAATGTCTCCTTTCCAAGATTCTGGTAAAGGTTAGGTAAGAACAGTTGTGTAGAATTAAAACTGCAATTCTTCAAAATATCACTGTCAAGGAAATCTTTACCATATAGATCTAAAATATCTTCTTTTAGTTTGGTTATACTATATCTCCCTGCTAAAGGGAAATAGGGCTTAAAACCTGATTGCTGAAATGTTTCGAAGTTATTTTCATTCAGGTACTTAACTGCATTCTGAAACCTAATGAATCTATGTTTATCGACTTTAAACAACCTACAGTTATCTGACAAGGCACCAACCATCAGAACAAGCAAGGGGTGAGCATAAGCACCTCCAAATGCAGTTATAGGTCTGTCACTACGAGCAGGAAGATGGTAAAAGTGCCTAACCATTTCACTATAAATTCTCATGGAAAAGTAAGCCTCAGAAAATGTTGCACCCATTTGCAACAGCTCTATAACTTTACTGTATGCTGCTGACATATCTGCAGAGAAACCTAACATGGTAGGTTTTAATGCCATGCTTGAAAAGAATTTAGGTACCATAGGCAACAGCTTGTCATTCACGTAAAGAATAGACAACAATTCAAAATAGCTCACTGACACCACACACTTCTTTATTGACAACATGTGATTGCACTTTTTTAAATGATACTCATAAGATTTCATTGCGCAAGACACTATCTTCTTCCAATCAGATTTCTCTGGAATAAGGATTATGCCTGCGCTATCATCAGAGTGTGCGTCCATGTGAAAAGATATACTTACATTGTATTTACTTTGTACATAATCACATGCCTTCTGTGTGGCATCATTTTGATTAAAAGCGTGCATCAATGAAGATAAGTAATTGAATATACCCATGACGAAGCTGTAAGGCATTTCGAAACTGTTTGAGTTATCAAAGTACCCCAAAAAAGGCTCATGTGCCTTATTTAACTTAAACACCTCCCATGCACTTTTTGAAACTACTACTCTCTTTTTAAAATACTGTATTACAACAGATAAAAAGAGATCAATGAGTGATTTAGGCAAGACTGAAGACATGCCTAGTATAAAATACATGTACTTCAAGAAAACAGAACGAGGGCCCCACTTTCTGCAATCTAGTGTTACTTTAACCTTAACCATGCCTCTTGTTTGAATGCCTTCGAAAAGTCTAGAATGAATCTTCGCCAATCTTTTATTCGCAGGGATAGATATTAGTTCGTTATCAACCATTTCACAGAGGACTTTAAAGAACATTTCTAAAGGGTTCAGCTTAAGTTTAGTAAACAATGACATGACGTAAATTTCTCTAGACCCTTTCCATTGTGTTTTATCTACTATATGAAATAATAGAGGCTCTTCTGATTTTTCGTTTATTTTCATTCTTAAACTATTGTGCAAACTCGACATTGTTTTTACCTTTTCTTGAAGGGTTAACGACTCGTTATTGTACAAGCTCAGCAGCGTTGACACCTCATCAGGGTTCTGTTTCAGATCCTTCATGACTTCTTCTGCAACGACCTCGTGCCCTTTTCTTCCAAAGAACCCGTTCTTGTGTATCTCACTGGGTGTGATGTCACCTCCTCTCATACCGCTCTCTGTAGTAATACTGACCCAAGGTCTATTCATTATATTTTCCCATGAAGAATGTATTTTGGGGACACAGTCATAGGCCAGAAAATGCTCAGACGCTTGTTTCCCTAAGTTGAAGCAGTATTTGTAGTCACAATAAAAATCGTTGTCAAAAACATCCCATCCTTCTTTGTGAGTTTCGTGTGCAAATTCTTCCAGCTCATTCTTACCTATTGTGTCCATGTAATATTTATGTGCTTCCATAACTTTCTTAAGATTTAAAGACTGTTCGAGTGCCTTAGTGTAAGGTGCTTTTGTGTTCAAATAAGTACAGTACAGTAATTGAGTGAAGTCATCCACACTATTTATTGTAGTATTACAGAACGGGTGTTTTAACTTTTTATCTAAGAAATCCTGTTCCACACTGTCCTTGACAACTTTACAGTATTCAGGGTAGTTAGACATTGAGTCTAATAAATGTCTTTGAACAGGGTCAATGGGAATGATGCAGAACTCCGGTAGTAAAGTTTCTATATCAGACAGAACTCCTAAAGGATTTACAAGTGCATTTCTTATGGAACTCAGGTAACTTTCTGTACTTCGTCTATTATTAAACATTAGCAACAAACTGAAACCGATGTTAGCTTCATTGAAATGATCAGCTTCATTCCGACAAAAATAATTTACATAATTAGCTGCTACTTTCTCTAAAGTAAACGGCTTATCTTCCAACACCTTCTCATCAAGAATTTGCCATCCTGTGTTTAAATAAGTTACCCCATCTTTCTTAAAGAAATTCGTGCTGCTCGACCATAAATTTGTATGATTCTCAAAGAAGTCAGGCACAGGATAAGTCAGGTTAAAAGCTCGTGACTTCGAAGTTTCCCATACTTTCTTACCACCTCTAACGACCAAGAAAACATTGTTAAAACCCAAGTCAGATACGAAGAAATCATTTGTACTACAGCCTTTTTGTGAAAAATACAACAATGAATAACAAAATCTGTTCACCAAGTCACACATTCCAGATATCTTTTTTCCCTTGAAATCATTCAAACCTTCTTGATGTTTTGCCATCATCACTTCTTTCAGTCTTAGCATTTCATCTGCATCAGCACCGTGGTTCAAAAAATCTTCTTTGATCTCATAATTGGTTTTATGAAAAAAGAAGTCCATACTTTTTTTACAAAAAATACTTGATTGTTCAGACAGTGCAGAAGTTACACCTCTAATTGAGTTTAAACTATCTTTACTCCTCCAGTTAAATGTGTTTTCCTTCTTCATTTTATCTCGTAATGATCCTACTGACATAGGTGTTACTACATTGTTTCTAATCACTCTCTTCCCTTTGATCATGTTATCCTTCATACTCTTCAAAACCTTGTTATAGTTCAAAGCTGCTTCTTTTATGTTTTCATTATCAGACTTACATGCAACGTGTATCTTAGTAGGTTTATCTTCGCCGAAAGATTTCATATAGAGCTTACGAGCGTCGTTGTGCTCTTTAACTACAGCTTCATCGTGCTGGTAAGATACTTTAAATTTAGAGCATCTAACCTTATTCAAAATAATCTCAAGCAAATTGTCAAAAGGGACACACCCAGAAAATAAACTAGAGGTATTACTTGTCATAGAATTCTTCAACTCCAAGTAATCAGGGTCACAGAAAGGCAAAGTGAAAGGGTTCTTTGGTGTGTCATCTTTGATAGTGAGTTCTAACATCTTCTTTTTTATCTCAAACTCCTTCATAGTAGAATTTATCATCTCATCATTCACAAACTTGGTGCTGAGAAGATTCCTGTACTTGTCATCGTCCCATTTAGTTTCACCCATTGTTGTCAGG